TGGAAGGCATGGACATGGAAGGCTATGGCATGGAGGGTGACATGGATGAAACCGTTTATGAAATGGACGCTGATGAAGGCGACATGCATGAGGGTGACGACATGGATGAAGCCGATGACATGGATGAGGTTGATGAGTCCCTTACATACATGGAATCGCGCCGTCGTAAGGGCGGAGTTGTTTTCAATATTGATGAGTCTATTCTTCGCAAGGAACTTACTCGTCTTCGCAGAATTCGTGAAGAAGCAGATCCTACCACATCATTTGGTGGTGATCCAGAAAACAAATTCAAGTCATACGATTCAGTTAAGCTGAATGCAAATGTACCTGAGAATGAAAAGGTCAAGAAGGAAGGCAAGAAGCCTGCTCCTAAGAAGGGCAAGGATCTTGATGAGGCTGACAAGGCCGATAAATCCGACAAGGCCAAGAAGGAAGCTGTAAAGGAGTCACGCAGAAATCGTGAACTCGAAGGACGCCTTAAAGAGTCCGTAGCAGCAGTAACAAAACTCAGCAAGCAACTTGCTGAACAGAAGCTTTTCAATGCAAAGCTTCTTTATGTAACCAAACTCTTGCAGAGTCAGTCGCTTTCACGTAAAAAGCTCGAAGCTGTCGTTGAAGCCTTTGATTCTACAAGAACACTTCGTGAAGCAAACCTCCTCTTCAATAGCCTCAATGAGGCACTTGCTAAGGGAGACAACAAGCTTACCGAAGGAACAAACAGAACAGTAGGTAATTCGTCCAGATCGACGCGTCCAGGTGGCCTGGTTAATGAATCCGTCGAGGTGAATCGCTGGGCTGTTTTGGCTGGCATCGGGAACGACAAGGCCTGATATGGCCAGGACTGTCAAGTTAGATACCCAAACAAACATTAATTTAAGGAGAACAAATGGCTACTAAGTCTTTTACATTAGAAAATCTTTCTGAGGGCATTCGTGAGCGTCACCTCGGAACCGAAAATAGAAAACTTCTTGAGAAGTGGAATCGTACTGGTCTTCTTCGCGGCCTTGACGGCGTTAAGAAGGAAAACATGGCACGTCTCCTCGAGAACCAGACCGCACAGATCCTAAAGGAAGCAAGCTCCCTTTCGACCGGTGCAGGTCTCGGTAACAGCTCAGGCGACATTCGTGGTTTCACCAACATTGCGTTCCCAATGGTTCGCCGTGTATTCGGTGGATTGGTTGCAAACGACCTCGTTTCAATCCAGCCAATGAGCCTTCCATCCGGTCTTCTCTTCTTCCTCGATTACACCTATGGCAGCAACCGTGGTGGCCCAGCAGGTGTTGATGCAACTGACACTGTTGGTGCAACATCGACCTATAGCGTTGGTCAGTCAATCTACAACAACCCAGTTGGCAAGGGTATCCAGTCAGGATCGCTCGGCACTGGTGGTATGTATGACCTCGTTGGTAGCGGTTACACCCGTGTTCATAGCGGTAGCGTACTTGCTGGAACAACTGCAGGAACACACATTCTTGCATCAGGTTCTTACGACCAGAACTCAATTCTTGATGCAGGCACATTGACTTCATCAGGTTCTGACGGCAAGCTCATGCAGTTCGATCCACAGCTTCTTAACTTGATTGACAACAACAGCGGCAAGTTCTATGCTCTTGTTGTTCCATTCAATGCAGTCGGTGGTGGCGGTTTTGCAAGCAATGTTGACAACACAATGGTTAAGGATTTCGCACTTTCAGCTGCAACTGCCCTCGGTGGTGGTGACTCTGACCTTGCAGTCATTCCACAGACTGTTCAGGGTGGAACAAACCTCCTAAACGTTCGCAGACTTAACCAGCTTGGAACTTGGTCCAACAACACCTTCACTCCAAACGGTTTCACAGCTCAGGGTACAACAAACGCAGCTGTTCTTATGATCCTTTCAGGAACCAAGCTTGATCCTGCAGAATACACAAAGCTTCGTGTAACATATCCAGTCGCCTCAACACTTTCAACTGATAGTGATGGTACTGCACTTGTTATTCCAACCTTTGAGTCAAACCTCTCTGCAACTTCTCCATCGCCAGTCATTCCTGAGATCGATATCAAGATCGAAGCAATCTCTGTCGTTGCAACGACCCGCAAGCTCCGCGCTAAGTGGTCACCAGAACTTGCACAGGACCTCAACGCATACCATTCATTGGATGCTGAGGTTGAGCTCACCCAAATCCTCAGCGAGCAGATCGCAATGGAACTCGACCGCGAGATCCTTAACGACCTTCTCACCACGGGAACTGGTGCAAACTACTACTGGTCACGCGCTCCAGGTAAGTTCCTCAACAAGCAGACCGGCGCAGTTATTACTCGCGCTTCTAACCAGCCAGGCCCTGCATTCACTGGTAACGTTCGTGAATGGTACGAGACCCTCATCGAAACCATCATTGATGTTGGTAACGAAATCCATCGCAAGACCCTCCGCGGTTCTGCAAACTACATCGTTGTCAGCCCAGATGTTGCAACCATTCTTGAGGCATCTGTCTTCTACAAGCCAGTTTACTCAATCGATGGTAGCGGCCAGGTCGGCTCACCAATGACAGTTGGTGCCGAGAAGATCGGTTCGCTTTCAAACCGCTTCACCGTCTACAAGGATCCTTATTTCCCACGTAACAAGATCCTTGTCGGCTTCAAGGGTACCTCATACCTTGAAACTGGTTACGTCTATGCTCCTTACGTTCCATTGATTGTCACCCCAACAATCTTTGCTCCAGAGGACTTCACTCCACGTAAGGGCGTCATGACCCGTTACGGCAAGAAGATGGTTCGCTCCGACTTCTACGGTACAGTAACCGTTCTTGACCTCAACATCATCT